TTCGATAACTCTGGAGTTGGATTCTTATCATACTCTGCTTGAGCAATAAGCATGTTCTTCTTATACTGCTTACGCTCATTATAAGTCTTCTCCATCAACTCAGGAAGAAATCCTTTCTTAGTTGTATCATAGTATGCACCATTTGCACACACAGTTTTACCATCAAGATCAGATAGATCCAATTCTTGATTAAGAAGTCTATCTACTGTTGCTGATGGGTGTCTGTTTGGCAATAACGTCTCCGGCGAGATGTTGTATTGCATAATGAGGTGAGGGTATAGGGAGTTGAGGTCAAAATTGACCACCCACTCATAAAGTCCTGGAACAGGTTCTTTGACATACGCACCAGCATACTTGGCATCCTTTTCAGATCTTTCATTAGGAGGAACAACAATGTTTCGTTTGGTTAATTCATTATATATTATTTGATCCCACATTCTTACCTGTGAATACACATCGGTAAAATTAACCTTAGCATCATATGCAAGAACCATAGCAAGTTCAATCAGTTTCATCTTGTCTTCCAAACGGTCAACAAGTTCTACGTCATGAATGTTGTAGTCAACAAACTTTTGCCAATTCTGTGTATAGAAATCTCGAAAGGTATTGTACTCAGAGTGATCGAGTTTCTTTTCACCAAGTTCAACCTCAGCAATATAGTCGAGACGATATGAAGATTGTGCCTTGTAAGTGAATTTCTTGTACAAATCAATGTAGTCAAGAATGCTAACACCAATGATTTCACATTTGTGCTGCATTCGACCCATAATTTCAACCTCTTTTTCGTAAACACGATTCCAAGGAGAAAGAGACTTTGCATGTTTTTCCGAAAGAATTCTGGAAACTCTTCGGAAAATATAAGGAATATCAAACAGATCTACATTCCACCCAGTAAGAATGTCTGGGGTATTCTCTGCCCACCATCCCAAGAAATCACGAAGCATCTCTTCCTCTTTCCAGAAGACACGATACTCAACATCATCCCGAGAGTTTTCATACTCGCGTGTTCCCCAAACAATAAACTGCTTTGTAGAAAAATCTTTTACGGTTAGACACAAAATTTCTTCAATAGTATCTGCTACCGAAGGAAATCCATTTTCTGCTGTAGTCTCAATATCAAGGGTATATATTTTTAGCAAAGAACTATCATACTCAATATCTTCAGGAAAATTTTGATTAAAGTATTGGTACATGAATCTATCATTACCATATACTTTAAAATTTTCTACGTCCTTATGAGAATTGATAAACTCCTTTGCATCGCTCACACTACCAAAGGTAAACTCTTGAACACTATATCCCTCAAGGGTCTTGTATTCAGTTTCTTTAGTAGTACGTGCAAATAACTGTGGAAGTAGTTTATCCTTATACTGGACACGTTGACCGTTTTCATATCCAATATAAAGGATATTATCATTAGCTAAAAAGATGTTACTATAAAACTTCCCCTTCTGTGAGGAGTTGTTCTTCTGGTTCGGTTTCTGGTAACTCAATGTCTGGTTGTTCAGGGTGGATCGTTAGATATTTAGATTTCAGATTTTCATCTGGTTCTACGATTGTACATATCGAATTGGAATAAAGCAAGACGTATTCTTGCTCAGAATAAAATGGGAACTTCTTTAAAGAAATTCCCTTTCCAGATTTTACCACTTGCATTGGAAGTGCCAGGAACCCTCTGGGTTCCTCAGGCAACTCGTATACCCAAGCAATTACGTAAGTGCCATCAGTTAACAGCAGCAGTTTCAGGTTCATTCACTTCTCCAACGACTTCGGTAGGGGTAACTGAATTTAATTCTTCAGTTTGTTCTGCAGGAGGATGTTTCTTGCAATAGTCAGTCATGATATTATCGTGGGGATCATAAATGGTAACGACCCAATCAGCAGGAATGAAAAATTCTCTCTGCTTTGATAGAGGTGCCCAATGAGTATAACTTACAGAGATCCTAACTTGAGGTTGTTCTTCAAGTTGCTCAGGAGTAAGTTCATCTTCATCATCAGGAGTAATTGGAACAGTAGTTAGTTCCATGCAATACGGTTGCATCAAATGATATGCAACAATATTACCAGATTCCTTATCACGAACTTCTTGTGCGTCCGAAATAACGTCCTCACCGGACTTCAATAGCATAACTTTAACAGTCATAGTGATAAATTAGTGTCTTCTAAATGTTTGATGTGGTTGGAAAGTTTGTCAAGGTATCCACGATTTCGCAACTCTTTGAATACAAGATTCTCAAGTGCAAATTCTCCACCCTGCTGAATTGCAGATGCTCTCATGTCACGTATTCTCTTTTGAAGTTTGCGTAAAACATCAGGATCGTCTGCTTCGTTGTCTATGAGATCATCGATCTTTTCTACCATAGCACGAACCTTACGGAAAAGCAAGGGATCAGACAGATTGACCTCTGTCCGTCTTGGTTCCATAATCCATTTATCGTCTCTGACAGAATATACTCCCTGATTAGCAGGGAGTGGATCAGTCACATCCTGAGCATAAAGTTCTACAGGATGTGCATACAATTTGATATCATGAACAAGTGCCCATAATTTTTTCTTGTCTCTAAGATAATCATCAAGAATTTCTGGGCAGTCTGCAATTTGTGATTTATCTACAACCAAGTGTAAATCCAAATCAGAAAATCTTGTGTAGTTGTAATTAGCATTACCACCAACTAAGATGATATCTTTTATTGCTTCAGGTGGAATTTTAGCAAAGTCTGCCCACTTGTATCCAATTTGAAGCAATTTATCCCGAACTTCAGTTCTGAGATATCCTTCATCCCAGAATTTTATATTTAATTTGTTATGATATTTTAGAGTTAATCTAAGAGACTGGAAAGATTTCACTGGTTTATGGGCACTTTAATTTATTTATCTTTCCAGTCTACAAATCAGTTAATATCGTAAATTTTTAACTTCTGATGTTCTGGAAGTATCTTATGTATATCAATTAGTAACATGCCATCCTTAAATTCAACATTGCCAAGTTCCATATCATCAGATAAATTAAATCCCCTGGCAAAAGTTCTTGTTGCAACTCCACGATGTACATAATCTAAATCAGATGTATCTTTAGATGCTTTAGATTTAATCAAAAGAACATTTGTTTGTGTTGATACTTCAATATCATCTTTTGACCATCCTGCTAATGCAATCTCAACTCTATAGTTTTCTTCGTCCTTCTTTATAATATTGTATGGAGGATATGAATTTTGAGGCGTTCCTGCCCCATAAGAATGCAATCTATAGAATAGATCATCATACCCAACACTGTAGCGTTCTACAGCATCTACAACGGCATTAAGATCTTTTGCCGTGAACTTCTTAAGTCCAGTCATTATGGTAGCTCCTTTTTAAGCGAGTTTGTGTTTTGTGGTCCCCGAAGGCAACCATTTATATTTATTTACAAACACAAAAAAAGAGGTATGGAGTAAACCGTACCTCTTATAGGGTGTTCCGACTTGTAGAGAGACCGCACGAAAGTCTCACATATATTTATACATATATAGATAGATAGAGCATTATTTAACACGATCATGAATAAAGCGTTAATTGCTTTTGGAATGTTACTGATGACAGGTACGGCAGCAAATGCAGGTGCCCTTACACATAAACTATCATCGAGTGTTCAACTGACTGTTGATGCTGCTGCTACCAGAGCAGTAAGAGTTGGTTCTTCATATTCTGTATCAGGAAATGGAGTATCAACCACTGATGGAACCAATGCTGGTGCTGTTGGTGGTCTGGGTGCCATTTCTTCTGGTATAGGTTCCCCTGCCAACATCACCGCTACACAGGCAACCAGCGGCAACTCCTTCTCCTTCAATCAGTCGTACTTAGAAGGCGATGCTCTCAGTGGTTCCGCTCCTACTGTGGGTGCTGTTGCTAACTACAGCGACCTAACATCCACCACAGCTGGTACTGCTGGTTCATTAGCAGGTACTATCGACACTGCTGGTGCCATTAGCGTGACTGCTGGTGGAGCAGGTTCGAGTGCTGTAGGACAGTTTGTTTCTGAAATCTCTATCTTCGACTGATGACAAGACTACAAGAAGCAATCGGTCTCGGATTGATTCTTGGTATGGCACATGGGACTGCTCAGGCAGTCCCAGTCGTGCCTAATTTTACTCAAGGGTCTATGACGAGTCATACTGAAACAACACAAAAGATTACAGAGACCATCAACTCGATGGATTACTCTACTGGTTATCAATACTCTGTAACCGGAAGTAATGTAGAAACTACAAGTGGGACAATTAATTTAACCCCATCAACTGCGGGAACTAATACTATAGACGGAGTGACTTCAACATGGACAGGACTACAAGGAAATCAAACCTGGAAACAATCAAATCCTGGAGCAGCATTTCAGTTCACAGAATCCTATCAAGGACCAGGACTGCAAAACCAAACGATTATTCAAAGAGAAACAATCATAGAATCAATCACAGACACTACAAGTATTTTCAGTCAGTAGGAGTAATTCTTCTTGGACTACTATCGCCGTCTCAAGCACTGGCTAATACTGTGGGTGGTGTTAGCGCCACAGCTAATCCTGTTGCTAACTCTTCAGGTAGTGTTACTAACCAGGCAATACAGGTTTTACAGGGTCCGTACATCACAAACACCTACGGCGGTGGGATCCAGTGTCAGGGACCAACTCTAAACTTTACTCCCTATGTAACTGGTAGTGTGTCTGCTGCTAAACCATACGAACCATATTATAATGACCCGGTATATGATGTCACAGATAACTTTGGTGCCTTCGATGAGAATGGCAACCCTATTGGTGATGGTATTTTAGATAATCCTGGTGACGTAGTATTCTTCAAACGTACACGAACAGGACAAAAAGATAATTATAATTTGAGTGTTGGATTTTCTGCTACGTGGTCTCGTCCACTGGACAGGAAGTTACAAGATCAATGTAAACAAGCAGCAGCAACACAGATTGCTTTACAGCAACAACTGACTGCTAATAAGAGATTAGATTTTGAACTGGCAAGACTTAAGACTTGTGGAAATCTAATGAAGGAGGGTATTCTATTCACCCCCGGTACAGAGATGGCAAAGTTATGTGCTGATGTGACAGTAATGAATAAGAATGCTATTGCTCCACACCGTCATTCTATTCCTGCTCCTATTTCCAGAAATGCTAATGATTTAGGTGGACCTATTTCCTCAAGTCCCGCTGCAACTGGCGTCTCTCAGCAACAGACAAGACCTCAACCTTAACACCCATCTTATCTTTTGCTTTCTTAATAATTTTCTTTACTAAAGGTTTGATAAGTTTTAGTAGAAACTCTGCTAATGGTTTACCAAACACTGCTGCTGTTGCTGCTGCTACAGCAATAGTAACTGTTGTTGATACTTCTTGTGCTGATGGTAGATATTCTTCTACCCACGTTGGTTCTTCTACTACCTCTACAGGTTCTTCTTTCTTCTCTTCTTTTACAATAGCAGTAGCAGGAGGTGCTGCTGGTGGTATATCTAACGTTGGTGCTTCTGGAATTTCAGGAGTAGAACCATCAACTTCTGGCAAAGGTTCTGGTGGTCCAGTCATCACCATCCCTTCTGGTTCATACTCAATAGGATTAAATGAAGGCACAGTGGCATCACAAATCACTCTATTCCCATTGGGGTCATTATCAACCCCAGGACCATTTGGATTGTATTCCACACATCCTGGCACATTAACAATAGGAGTTCCTATAGTAACAGTAACTGGTGGTGATACATTTGTAATGACTGGTTCAGGAAGA